ATGCGGCCACCTTGTCATATTTAACTCTGAGATACCCATCAGAGCCTTGGTATACTGCTTCAGGGAATGTTTTCTGTAGATCTTGTGCTATCACGCCGTAGGTGGGTAAATCTCCTGCACCTTTCTGGATAGCAATTTCATTCCACTCCCAAGTGTACAGCTTGATACCATTATCTAATGTATCATAATGTTGAATGTTAGATTTTAAACGCTCATCAGAGAATAGTCCCATAATTGCTGTTCCGGCCTTAGCCAATCCACCCATTACTGCGCTAGATCCTGCCTTTGATCCCAAGAGGCTACCCGCTATAGATCCGATGGCTCCGAAGATACCACCTTTCTTCTTAGCTTTGGCCGCTTCTCTAGCCGCCTGTAATTCCATCTTAGCCATCTCAAGTTTAAGCTCACGATCTTTCTCGTTCTCGCCTTCTTTCCATGAGTAATCTAAGAGTGAGTCTGTACGATCCCATAGCTGGTTAAGTGCTTCTGTAGTGAGGCCTAGTATGTTTTTAACATCTGTGGCCGCCGCTTGGAATTGCATCTCGCTATTCTGGAGGGTTACATTTTGACGCCATTCTGCGTTAGCGGCATCTACTTGGTACTGCATGTTTGTGTAGAACTGCTCTCTGGAGTTTTCCATAGTAGCGTTAAACTGGTTCATGTTATTAACTTCACCAGCATTGAACTGTGTCATCTGATTACGCTGGCTAGAATTATACATATCGATACTAGCGCCCAAGTTATCGTAAAATTGATTCATAGAGTTGTTTGCATCAGCACCGAACCTACGCGCTACGTTAGTCTGATTAGCATCTTCTAGGATTGATTGTACTTTAGCCTGAGTATTAACAATCTCCATTTGCTGTTCGTTATCTAAGTTCTTCATGTCATACGCCATGAACGTCTTAGCGTTGTTAACTGCCAAGGATGTACGAACATCTAGGTTAGCTAATTCCATCTTCGACAAGACGTTGGCCTTGTTGATGATCATTTGTTGTTTGTTATCTAAATTCTTTACTGTCAGTGTTTGGTAGAACTGACTGTCCGCTTGAGCAATAGGCAGAGTTGCCTCGATCATTGCCTGTGCTAATGCACCAGTTGCGGCCGTACCTGTAATGCCTTTAAATGCGATAGAACGCGATACGTTACGCGCAATACCAGCGGCCCATGTAGGTATCTTGGGCTCACCTGTTACCGGGTCTACAAACTCCCCGGTTAGAATTTCTAATTGGCCTTTTACTGTGGCCTTGGAATCTAAGTAGTTACCCTCACCGAGAGTCTGGGCAAGTAACTTACCGGACACTGTGCTGGTATCAATAACATTACTGATGTTCTGGTGAGCAAACGAGTTAAGAGCTAGGCCTGTCTCGTTAATAGATCCGTCTTCGTTGACACCGGTAGCAACACCCTGTTGATCAATCACTAACCCATCCGCATCTACAATGGCATTTTCATTCGTGTCCATTGTCGCGGCATTGCCTTGATTAGCGTTTACCTGATCGTAGGTAGTGGCGGCGTCGTATGTGCTTGCTTGATTAGGCTTGGTAACGTCAGACGCTGTATCTACAGCACCGGTAGCGACAGATTGATTTAACCCATCTGCGTCCATACCATAGTTGCTACCATCTAAATTAGTTCCTGTAGCGTTAGGGTCTATGTCTACAACTTGATCTGATAGATTGCCACCAGCATCGTTAATAAATCCTTCAGCATTGTTAGCAATGTCCGTAGTCATATCCGTGACGTTAGTGCCACCAACATAGTCTGCGTTGTTTGCAACAGATGAATTAGCTACTACAAAGTTACCGGCCGGGGTATTTGTACCGCCATTATCTAGCGTATCTTGAGGGCCTCCCGCCGGGCCATCACCCGGGCCACCGGGCATCACCATAGTCTCAAGCCTTCCACCATCCGCTTGTTGAACAGGCAGGGCGGGTTTAACTCCTGCTGTCCCGGGAGGTACTGCGTTTGGGTTGCCGACTAGGCCTTTTGCATTTGTAGGATCAATCATTGTTTTGTTTTCTCTTCAATTCCTCGGCCTGTTCATCACAAGCTCGAATCTTGTCTCTGAGAACGATGTAATTGGAAATGGCCTCTCCGATAGCTTGGCTATCAGCGGGTAGATCTTCAATTTCGTCTGCTAGACGATTATTAAAAGCCTCTGAATATGTTTTAATTGAGGGGCAGTAGACTTCTACTTCAGTCTTATAGACCGTGCTTGCGCAAGCGGTCAGTAATGTCATCCCTAGTACGAGGCTTATTGCTTTCAATTTCATTATTCGTAGTCTCCATCTCCTTGTAAAATTCGGCCCGATCTTCTGCCGCTTTTGCAGAGGCTTTGACTTGCTTAACCTCTTCGACTTTAGCTCCGTCTCTACGGCCGATTATGTAAAGGATAGGTAATAAAGCGGCTACAATACCGGCCACCATGATTTTAACTTTGCCAAAAATACCGAACATTACTTTTTCTTCTTCTTTTTAGCATAGCCACCTTTAGCCATTTTACCGGCCTTTAGGTCTTTGTATGTCTTGTCACTGACAGTGCTTTTGCTCTTAGAGCGACTTGTTCCAGCTTTCTTACGGGCGTTGATGTTTTTAACTAAACTCATTAATGAACTCCCTCTTTGCTGTCCTTCATTCTAGCGTATGTTACTAGAGCAACACCGGCCAAGGATGCGGCCAAGAATATGTATTTAATAGACTCTGAGTAACCTACGAGGGGCTGTAATTGCCCGGCTATCTCAGTAGCGATACCAGCACCACCAGCTAAACCGGCTCCTGCTAGTGTCTTAGATTTCTTTAGAGGCTTAGGTGCGGCTTGCTCTGGCTTCTGGGCCATGAGATCACCACCATCGTCCGCTAGGGCTACGTTCATAGAGAACAGTGCCGCCTCTGCTGTACGGCGTCGTGTAAGGCCTCTGAGTGGCTTTAAATTGCCATCTACTCTAGCCTTGTTCCAGCGCATGATTTGCTCTGGTACTTCGTCGTATAAGCCTTGGTTTAATTTCTTTAGAAGGGTAGAGTTTTGGAAGTTAGCACCACCACCGATATTGAACACGAAGGACACTAATGCATCGAACTGCTCTTGGCTTAGGGGTACGCTAACGTAGCGTTTAACTACTGCACCAGCATCGTTGAGATCTTCAACAAGAAACTTGGTACACTCTTCTTCAGAGACACGCATACCGGACTTAACGCCCTTGCAGTGTCCCCATCCAATTGTCCAGCGTCCTGCCGGGCAACGATAGGCTCTTACCATTCCGTCTTCAGTGACTTTATGTAAGCCTTCAAATTTTTTAACTAGGTTAATTCCGTTTTGAGATACAGTTGTTGGGGTCATCGTATAGTCCAAAATAAATATGAAACGCCAGCAGATGCGGCTATCCAAAATAAACGCTCCGCAAAGCGTAATGTTTGTCCATTAGTCGATACTCTATTTACAATATCGACCACCTTATCCTCCAACTCGTCCTGCTTTTCCTCGTACTTGTTCATGCGATTGAACAAAGTAACCATCCTTTCTTCCATTCTAGCTAATGCAACAACTGCGTCCGATAGCTTATCCAGCTTGCCCTCAATACGGCTAAGGCGTTGATTTTCGTCCATAGTCCCTCCTTAGTAGGTTTGGGCATATGGCGAGGCAAAACCGCTGTATACCGATGCGGGTGCCGGGGCTCCTGCTGTGGGACTCTGACCTCCCATGCTTGCATTAGAACCTTGTACCACTCGTCGTGCTGAAATCTCTTTCATAAGACGGTTGATATCCAGTGCTTGTTGATCAAGTAATTGACCATTCATACGGCTATATGTGCTGAGAACTAATGATCCACTATCGTCGATAGTACGCTTGAGCATATTACCATTAGCGTCGATTGCGTTAGCAATTAACTTGCCTTCACCATCGAATGCTTTGCTCAGTTCTGACATACGGCCGCGTAGGCCATCATCTAGATCCGCCACGTCTTCTTCGAGTAGTGCGCGTACCTGTAGGAGACGGTTGTTAAACTCTTGTCTTCCTGCACGTTCTTGATCACTAAGCTCATCAAATCTGCTAGTAAATCCTTCTTCAAGCCCGGACGCCATTCCAAGAAGTCCTGCGTCTATGTCGCCTCCAACTTGTATAATAGAAGCGTCGATTGCTCTTAGGAACTCATCGGCTGTGTTAAACCTTGAGTCAAAGTCTGTAGTTAGAAGGTTAGCATTAAATGAGTCAGACTCTAGTAGCTGTCCTGTAGCATCATCAATTGTGCTGATAACTAGTTCGCCATTAGCGTTAAGCTCACGGAAGATAAAGTCACCATTGGCATCTACAGATGATCGTATCAGATC